CACGGCATTGTGGAATGCTTGACCATCTTTACGATAGTTGACCAGAGTGACAAATGCCGGTCGGCCCGCTTCAATAGCCTGTCGCAACAGCGCCCGAGATGTTGGACAGGTGGCAGGTCCTGAGAGCAAACGACAGTTTCGGTCGATTATATCGGACTCGGCATAGCCGCTCAGCCGTTCAAAGGCATCATTGGCAGCAATGATAGCATTGTCGGTTCTCGCATCCGTTACGATAGTAGCGAGGGGCGAGTAGCGGCTGGACCGTATCAATTCGTCTCGCAGCCTTTGCCCATGCAAAGCGGGCTGCGCAGCGTCGGCCATGTGATCAGGGAGCGTTGGCATCCTGTACGTTCACGAAAACGCCAGATGAGAGACGCGACATCCGTTGAGTGTCTGGAGGCGCAAGAACATTCCGATCTATGTAGGTCCTTGATGGTCGGGCATCGCTTTCGGCGGCATCCCTACCACAGTGCGCGCTGCAGAGCCATTGGCTGCGTTCAATGGGCTGCCGGACCAAAACGACCATTTGTGGCCATTCAGCAGAATGGGGCCTTCGTCTAAAAGCGGTCACTCTCAAAAGCTGAGATAGCGTCTAATTCTCTGCCAAATGGATGGCGTTTGAACCGGCAGACTTTGGCCAGCGAGGCGAGCGGTTGGCTGGTTGCTGAATAGCACTCCTAAGAGTTCTTTGGTTGAAATGCCCATCTCCTCCGGCACTGGAATTGTTGCCGATCCGGTGACTTGGCGGATTCCATCTACATCAACCTCAATGCAGTCGCCACCGCTGGCCCAGATTATAATCTGATCACCAGTATCTTCGACATCCAATTTATCGCGTGGAGATTGAGCGTTTACAATTCGGAACGTTGCTGTGGATTTGCTTGGGACTTCTATTTCGTCCGCCCATGGCTCAAGCCAAAGAAACAGTCCATCCGGGCCCAAATTTGAAATCGCCCAATGCCAGTTCGGCTGATTATTCACATTAGGCCTCGTTTGGTGGATGGCGGTTAAACAGCTTATCTGCCTCGGCAGCAGTCGTTCCGCAATCCACCCATAACAGCCCCTCCCAAAGCGTGAAATCTGGCCGAACAGCCTAAGCACTTTCCATCGTGATTCTCTGTCTGATCCCACCGGCACCAAATGTCGTTTCGACGGTATCGATCAACCAGGCGACGGCGTCGATCCGGCTGTTCCAGCCCGACAAGGTGAGCTTACGGCCTGACGTTATGCGGCAGTCGGCCAGCGCCAGGTCATATTCGAAGCGATAGCCGCCGCGCGCGCGCTTCTTCCTTTCCGCTTCGGCGGCCTGTCTGGCCTCGGCTTCGCTGGTGTAGACGCGCTTGAGGCGCTTTGGGTTATCGCCGCCGGTCGAGTGCTTGCGGCGTCGGCCAGCGGCCTGGTCGTGCCATTGGGCCTCCACACCGTCATTTTCGTCCCGCTGGGCGTGGGTGAAGCTCCAGCGCCAGCCATCCTGGCGCGTCAGGGTCATGGCCGGGATCGCGGTCCCCCTGGCGGTGGTGGCGCTTCCCACTGGCATGAAGATCAGGCGACGATCCTTCCAGGTCGCGACGGCATCAAAGCGACTGCCGAGATCCTTGACCAGCGCCATGTCGCTTTTGCCGTGCTGGTCGAGCGTGGCGATGATCTTGCCAGCGAGATCGGGGTGAACTTGGGCGGTGATCCCGTGGCGGCCCGCAATGTCGGTCAGGATGGCGCCCAGCGTCTTGTCGCGCCAAGTGCGGGTGCGGCGCTTGCGATAATCGCCCGACAGGTCGGCCGAACGGGCCCGGATCGTGATCTGATCGGGTGGGCCGGATGCCTCGACTTCGTCAACCGTATAGCGGCCCTTGTCGACCAGGCCGATACTGACGTCGTCGCCCTGTTCCCAGCCCAGCGCCAGCGCGATGACCTTGCCGGGATCGGGCATGGCCAGACGGCCATCGGCATTTTGCAGGGTGAGGCTCAGTTCGTCGGCTTCGCCGCCGGTCTTTTCCGTGAGGGTGAGTTCGACCAAGCGCGGGTTGACCTTGTCCATTAGGTCGACGCCGTCGAGGGTGATGCGCGCCTGCGCCTTGTTCGCGGTCATCCGTCGACCCGTCGCAAGTCCATGGTAAAATTCTGCCCGCGCGGGAGGCCACCGGCCATGATCCCGACATGGCCGGTGTCGATCGCCTCGATCCGGTAATGGCCAAGGACGCGACCAAGCCCGTCCATCAGGGGCCAATTGTCGCCGGTGTCGGCCATTTCGATCAGGCGCCTGATCGCGCCATAGTCACCGGCGACTTCGGGGACGATCAACGCGCCGATCGTGACGATGTCTTCGCCTGGGCCGGCGAATTGGGCGGCGGGACGAAGGCCAAATCGGTCGCTTTCCTCGTGCCGCCAGGACATGCGGCGCTGCAGATCCTGATAGGGAATCGTATCCATGCCGAAGATGAAGAGGCCGAGCGTCATCAGGTGGGCCGGGCTTAACAGGGGAAGGGATGCCATTAGTCGTCCTCATAGCCTCGGCGGCGCTCGCGCTCTTTGGCCTTGCGGATCGCTTCCATGACCCGTTCGGCGAGCGCTTCGGCATCTTCGCCGGGCAGCTGCTTAATGTGGAAATGATAGGTATCGCCCGAAGGGGGCGGCGGGCCACCTGCGCCGCCACGCGCTGAGGCGGTCGCGGGTGACAGCGCCAGCGACCCGGCGGCGGCGACCCCGACCGCCAGCCTTCGGGCAGCATTGGCAGGGCCGCGTCGGTTGCCGTCGATACCCCGCTCCAGACCGCCCGCGACATGGCCGCCGAGCGCCATGAACAGGCGCGACGGGGATTTGATGCCGAGATAGGCCTTGAACTGTTGAACGCCATATTTGGCCATGCCGATCAGCTTCTGCGCCAGGGCGGCAGGGTTTATGGCCATCAGAAGCCCCTGCATCATCATGGAGCCGATGTTGCGCATCCAGGCGGGCAGAGCGCCGAGCGACTGTTTCACCCAGGCGACGCCGGCACCGAACGCCGCCTTGATGCTGTCCCAATGGGTATAGATGAGATAGGCGGCCGCGCCGATCGCGACCACGACGGCGGTGATGACCAGCACGATCGGGTTGGCGAGCATCATGGCGCCCGCGCGCAGGAAGCCCTGGCCAAGGAATAGCGCGGCCATGCGCAAAGCGCCCAGCACCGGCCCGGCCTTGCGCGCGATGGCGATGACGCTGCCAATGGGACCAAGGATCGTGCCCAGCGCGAATTGCGCCACGCCCAGCCCGATCTTGAGCGATATGAGGGCCGCCGCGCCTTTCATGATGCTGGCGGCCAACACGGGGTTTGCCTGCGCCCAATCGCCGACATAGCTGGCAGCGTTGCCGAGCATGCCGAGCACTTCGGTGCCGACAGGCAAGAGCGTGGTGCCCAGCACGATCGCGACACTGGAGGCGGTGCCGAGGAAGGCACGCCATTGCACGGTGGCATCGCGCGCAACCCGCTGGTCGAAGGCGCGATCGGTGGTGCCCGACGCGGCCGCGATCTGGGCGCGCATCGACCGGAAATCATCCATGTTCTGGATCATGGAGCGCAGGGCAGATTGTGCCTGCATATCCTCAAACACATAGCCCAGCTTGCCCAGATCGCCGCCGGTGGCGCGGCTCGACAATTCGGCGATGGCTTCGAGCGGCGTCTTGCCCTGGGCATAGGCCTTTTTCAGGGCGGCAGGCAGGTCGATACCGAAGTTCTTTTCGAACGCCTTGACCGTCGCGGGCGCGTTGATCTTGCTCAGCAGATTCTGGACATTGTTAGCGGCGGCGTCGGCATCGCCAGCGCCCCGGCGCGCGATCTGCAAGGCAGCGGACAGATCCGCGACGGCGGGCACCCCCTTCTGCCCAAGCGCCTGCATCTGCGCGGTCAGGCCGGGGAACCAGCGCGCCATGTCCTTGACTTCAAAGGCACCGGCATTGCCGGCGGCGGCCATGACGTCGAGCGCCTTGGCGGTCTGGTCGATCGGCACCTTAAGATTGTTGAGGTTGGCGTAGGCGGCGGCGGCACCGTCCGCGAGTTCGACCTTGAAGGCGCTGCCCAAGCGGCCGATCGGCGCAATCATCTGCACCGCCTTGCGTGGATCGAGGCCAAAGCCCGACAGCACGTCAACGCCCGCGCGCATGTCTTCAGGCATCTGGCGCGCGGCCTTTGCAGCGCGCGTGATGTTGGAAGCCATGGCGTCGGTCGCCGCGTTGGTCAGTTCCGCTTTTTGCTGAATATCGACCATGCCGCTCGAAAATTCAGCGGCGGACTTCATTGCGAGAATGATGGGAGCGGCCAGGGCGGCCCCGCCGATGACATTGTCGCGGCCCCGATTTTTCAGATCTTCGCCACGGCGCTGCATGGCGGCGCGATCGGCATCGATCGCCGTCAGGCGTTGCTGGCGCTGCAGCTGGGTATTGGTCTGCGCAAGTTGACGCTCGAGCTCGCGCTCCCGGTTGATGAGGTCGGTGACGTTGCCGGCACCGCGCGCGATTTCCCGCTGGACCGAACGCAGGTCGCGCGACAGCCTGCGCGAGTCACCGGCGAGCGAACGGAGTGAGCGCGAGCCCCGGTTGCCCAGGCCGACGATGTTCTTGAGCGCGCCGGACATACGGTCGACGCCGATGAAGTTCACCAGCAACGATAGCTTGTTGTTCACCGGCTCCCTTCCTTCCCGCCCCACATGGCGTTCCAGCGCTCGGTCGCCCGCGCGCTCCATTCGATCAGTTCATCCAGCGCCAGGTCGCGCAATTCGGACAGGGGCCAGTGAAAGACGGCCGCGATATTGGCCATCAGGTCATCGGCTGATGATCCGCGATGTAGAGCTCGATCGCCTTCTTCTCGGCCGCCGTCATAAAAAAACCCCGGATGACACCGCCAATTTCGGCCAGGTCTTCCGCGTCCAGGTTCTCGACTTCATCCCTGATCAGGATCGGATCGGAGATACGGGGAATGATCTCCATGGTGGCGGTGATGTCGCTGCTAAGAATATCGCGCAGGGACAGGCCGCGCAGCTCGCCGCTTTTCGGTTTGCGCAAAGTCAGCTGTTCGATGGTCGCTTCGCCCCGGCGGATGGGTTCGGCCAGGGTGACGGTGACAAAGCGGTTGGTGCGTTCGGCATTGCCGGTCGGGAGATCGGGCGGGTTCGTCATGCGGGGATCCTCTGAAGAGCGGGGCTTGTGGGCCGATGGGGTTTATGGAGAGGAATCGCCCCCACCGGCCCGCCACCGGACGGCAGCCCCGCATTGGGCCGCCCGGCGGTTTGCAGGAATGTCAGCCGACAAGGATCGCCATGATTTCCGCATAACGATCGACGCCATCGACGACGAAGACGCCCTGAACCATGTCGATCTCAATTTCCGTGCGACCATCGACGACGCGGCGATAGTAGGACAGCGAGGCGGTATATTTGTGTTCGGTCGCGTCGCCGGGCTTGTCCTTGCCCATGTCGATTTCGGAAAAGCGGCCGCCGACATAGATTTCGACCGCGTGGGCCGGGGTGCCATCGTCCGCGCGATAGGCGCCGACCAGGCGCAGGCGGACGCCTTCCACGCTGGTCGTGCCGAATTTGCGAATGAGCGCCTTTTCATGGCCGCCGAAGGTGACGGTCGCTTCCATCGGCTCGACGCCCTTGTCGAGCTTGACCGCGCCGACCATGCCGCCGCCGCGCCATTCCTCCGTGGAGATGGCGAGCTTGGGCTGTTCGAATTCGGAGACAATGCCGAGATAGCTGACGCCATCGGCATAGGCATTGATGTTAACAAGGGTGCGAGGGAGGCCCATGGCGCTATCCTTTCAGGGGGAGGTCAGGCGAGCTGGTCCGCGAAGCCTTCGTAATATTCGGCGGTGTTGATGAGCTCGATGATCGGGTTTTCCAGCGGCGAGGCCGGGGTGTATTTGATGCTGATCGTCGGCCGACCGGCGGCCAGCTGGACCGAACCGTTCTTTGCCGGGTCATAATAGGCGAGCGCGCCGATGATGCGCCCTTCCACCACCAGCTGGCGCAGCTGGGCGTTGATGGTTTCGAGCACGTCCTTGATGAGGCCGACCGTCATAGGCTGATCCATGAACGGGCCGAGCGCGGTGACGATCATGTCCTGCAGGGCATGGCTGGTCCGCACGGCGCTTTCGAAGCTGAACTCGGGGTGATCATCGCCGGCGCAGGTGCGATTGCCCCAGAAACGGAAGCCTTCGTTGCGAATGAGCGTCGTGATCTGGGCATCGTTGAGCAGGCCGGCGGGGGTCGATGCATCCTGCAGGTCGAAATGGACGTCCTTGGTGAGCTTGGTGATGCCGCCGATCGTCACGTTGCTGATCGTCTTGTGCCAGCCCTGCTGTTCATCGATCATGGCGCGCAGGCCAAGGGCGCGGGCGATCGCGTCGCCAGCGAAGACAGGCGAGCTATCGGGCCAGATCAGCATCAGTTCGCGGTCCCCGAAGTTTTCCCGGTAGGTGATTGCCTCCGCAACGTCGTCGCCGATCGCGGCGGCATAGACCATGGCGCGCAGCTTCTTCGCCGCGACGATCAGTTCGGCCGTCACTTCCTGGCTATCGAGGCCGGGAGCGCCAAGGATGCGCGGACGCACGCCCAAGGTTCCCTGCGACGCCAGCAGCGCCTGAATTCCCGTATAGCTGTTGCCGTCGGTCGCACCAATGACATTGGCGTCGGTCGCGGCCTGGTCGGCCCCTTCCTCGACACGCACCACGACGATGATGGGGCTTCCCTGGTCGCCGATGGCCTCAAGCGCGGCCTTGAGCGTGCCGCCCGTGCCCGCATTGCCGGCCGCGACATCGGCGTCCGTCACCAGGACGGGCGTGTTGAGCGGGAAAGCAGCGTTCAAGGCTGCGGCAGGTTCGCCGACGGCTGCTGTCGCCGTTGCGATCAGGCCGATGACGGCCAGGCTGGACTGGCGGATTGCGCGGGCGCCGGTAGTGGTTTCGGTGATGGTAATGCCGTGCATGGCGGTTCCTTCAGCTGGCGATGGTGGCGGGAAGCGGGATCGAAAGGGTGGTGCGGGTGCCGGTGGCGTGCTGATCAGTGCGGGTGCCGATGATGTTGATGGTGAGCGAGCCCAGCGCGACCGCGCCGGTCAGGGACACGCGCTCGATACGGATGCGCGGTTCCCAACGGCGCAAGGCGACGGCGGTCGCGGCGCGCAGCAACATGGTGGTGGCGGCATTGATGGGCTGATCGATCAGGTCGAAGATGAGCGAGCCATAGTCGCGCAGCATCAGCCGGCTTCCCAAGGGGGTGCCGAGAATGTCAGCGATCGACTGGACCAGATGATCCGTGTCCGCGTTCGCCTTGCCGGTTGTGACGTGCATCCCGTTCATGACGGGGATCGATGGCGCCTTCGGCGCCCTGTTAGCCAGTGGGTGCGCTGGTAGCGGGCGGTGCTACCGACCTAGCGCCAAGGTCGGGCCAATCCCTGGGCGATCAGATATTCGCCAGCGTCGCGGCCGCGCACGCTGATCGTTGCAATGGTGCGGCCGTAACGATCCTTGCCCGACCGATGGATCTTCGCCTTCCCGCCGGCGAGGAACGCGGCAAGCGCATCGCGGCTGCGGATGGCCAGATCATAGTCGCACCATCCGTTGCGCCGACGGTCGCGGCACTTCGGGCTGTTCCGCATTTCCGGCGCGTCGATATTGGCGATACGGATCCGCTCGCCCCCGCATGTCCGGATGGTATCGCCGTCATGGACGGGGCCGACGCACAAGCTAGCTGCGGCAAGGATGGCGAGGATGGGCATGAATAGCCGCCTAGCGGTGTTTTCGGTCGATGGCAAAGGGGCGGGGGATGATCAAAGAGGCTCGCCGGTCTGGGCACCGCCCGCCTGCACATTGCCGTGCTTATGCGATTTCAGGCTGATACCATCGGCCGTCACGTCTTCGCTTGCATCCATGCGACCGGCGAGCGTCACATCCCCCTCAATTCGCACGTCCGCCCTGATCGTCAGGCCGCCGGGGGCCTCGACCAGCGCCGTCGCGCCGTCGGGGAGGATGGCGGTAAGGCTATGGCTTTCGGGATCATATCCAACCTTCGCGCCATCGGCATATTCGATCAGTTCGGCCAGGGTGGATCCGGGGGGCGGGAATGCATCCTGCCATATCCCGACCAGGGCGACGGCACCGGCCAGCTGGCCATCGGGCGCGAGAATGATCGCCTGTTCGCCGATCGTCGGAGGCGACCAGATGCGCGTCCTTCCAGCGCGCGGGGCCAGCCAGCGGATCGGCGGGGTTTCGGCTTCGGCATCGTCGTCCGGGTCGCCATAGCGGACCGTGCAGGTTGCCGCCGCCAGATCGACAGTCGCGACAGTGCCCAGGCGAATAAGCTCCGACAGGTCGGCGGGGATGTCTTCCTGTTGCTTCACCGGATCGGGCACACACGGTCGATGGTGCGGATGGTCAATTGCGCCGCGCTGCGGACGGCTTGGGCGTTCTCACAGGATATGGCCGGCATGGATTTGCATCCCGCGAGTAGAAGAAGCGGCAACAGGCGGATCATCGGCCGATCTCTCGCATGTTCACCGGGTCGTTTGGCCGCCCGCTGGCCTGCTGCGTTGCGATGCGCTCCGCCGCGTGATTTTGCATGAAGAAGAAGCCCACCACCGAGTTGAGCAGGCCGGTGATGATGATGCCGCTGGCGATCGTCTTAAAGAAATCGTCGCGACGAAGGTCGGGATATTCCTTGATCATCCAAAGGATCATGACTGACAGAAGGACCATGGAGGCACCGACCAGACCGCGACCGCTGGGCCAGCCCGGCAGCTTGTCGATCTGGCGATCAAGAAACTGCCAAATGTTCATCGTGCCCACTCGCCCGTCCTGCCCTTCAGCCACAACAGAAACTGCGCGACGGTCTTGTCCTTGAGAATGGAAGGGTTCGCGCGCGTGGCGGAGGATCCGGCGATCAGGTCGGCGCGCGCATCCAGATCGGCGCCAATGACGGCGGCGGCGGTCAAGGGGCCGAAGAAGTGGGCGGCATATAGCGAGGCCTTGTTGATCGGGATACCGCGCTTTTGGAGATAGGCCGCGTTTTTGCGGGTGAACGACTTTGCCCGTTCGGTCTGTTCGTCGATTGAGGGTTTGAGCCCGCCGAATGCTTGCGTCATATCGCCGCCCCATTTCCCTCCTTCGGCAAGCCAAGTCGAGCGAATGAACTGGTAGAGCCCTGACGCGCTGGAGGTGGTTGCCTTGATATAGGGGCGGTTGGTGCTTTCAATTTTCGCGAGCATTGGCCAGTAGGCGTCAGGAATGCCGATCGCCGGGACGGTCTGGGCCGGGGCGATACGGTCCAGCTTGGCCAACGTGTCGCGGCCAGCCCAGCCATCGATCGCAAGACCGTGAAGCGCTTGGAAGAAGCGGACGAAGGCGTCATCATCCAGCGGGAACGCATGGACCTTGGCAGTGCCCGGCGCATTTTCCTTCGCTTTCGCGATGGTGATCGGACCAGCGACGCCGTCCTGTTTCAGGCCAAAACGCGATTGAAACAGGATGACAAATGCGTTGTCGGAGATGGTGCTCATCCAATTTCTCCCAATTTTGCTTCCATGTCGTGGGGGACGTGCAGGTGGAGCGGGAAGGCATCGCCCAGGATTCCGCGCACCTGCAGCAGCTCGGGGCTGTGGGGGTCGGAGCGGTATTCCTTGGCGACCAGGATGTTCACCGCCACGGTCAGGCGCGTGATCTTTTCCTCGAGCTGATCGACGCGAAGGTTAAGCGCTTGCACCTTGGCTGATTCTTCCCCCTGCAATTTTGCTTCACGTTCCAGCCGTCGTTCATCTCGCTTGCCCCACCATTCGATGAACCAGCGCGCGCCCGCCCCCAGGCCGAACAGCCCGCCGCCGCCCAGCAGCCATTGGGCCGTGGAGGGTTCGTCCGACATGATCAGGTGATTCCGGCGGCATGAGAGCCGGTGGCGATATGCATGCGTCCCTCCGGGCTGCGGCCAAGTGTTTGGACGGGCATGACAAGCTGGCGCGCGCGCGCGAAGGGCGCGACGGGGTAGAAGCCACTGCTACCCCGTCCCACTAGCTTGTTGGGCCAAGCCGACTTAAACGACCGCAACATGCAACAAATGAGATCTGGCGATCAGGAGACTTGAGATGAGCTTTAGCGCTTACCTGAGGCTGGAGGATGACGACACCGACTGGTTTGATGGCATCGTCGATTTCCCAGTCATGCCTGCGGTAGGGACAATTGTTCGAGTAATCGATCGCAACGCGAACCTTCGGGAATGGTCAGTAAGAAAGGTGATAATCGAAGGGCGGCGGCAATCATCGGAATCGCCTTTCAAGCCAGCCCTACGGATCATGCTGATTTGCTCCGGTGATTAAAGTGAAAGGAACAGGGTGGTCCACAAAACTAGAGACCACCCTCCCGCATGTTTATTATGCCAAACCGAAGTCTGCCCCATAATCGCTGGCGATGTCGGCCAGCAGATCGGCGCGGAGCATATCCTTGTCAGCGCTCACCAACTGTTCGTCACAGATGAAGATTTCGGCCATGTCGCCCAGGAACATTTGCGTGCCGGCGACGCCCGCAATATTGAACTTGCCGCCGATCGCCACCTGCCGGCCCGGGCCGGCGGGTTCCAATATGTTGTTCGTGGCCCAGGCGCGCGGCAGGACTGAATTACATCCTACCATGGGCGTCTTCGTCGCCGGATCATAGCTGGCCCAGACGAGGTAGCATTTGCCGGCTTCGAACGTGCCGCCACTGGTTTGCTGCGCGGCGACATTGCCATGGGTCAGGCAGAGCGCATTGTTGAGCATGAAGAACTGCACGTCGATATCGCTGGTGTCGACGCCGCTCGCGAAGAAGGTGTAGGGCGTGCCGGCCAGCGCCACGCCTGCCCCCCATTTGATGACGGCCGCAAAGAAATAGCCCTTGGTGATGTCCAGTTCGAAGCCCTGGACATGCAGCGGCAGTTCGGGCGCTGTCGTCGTGCCACCAGGGAATTTGATGACCGGCTTGGCGTCGCCGGTCATGCCGTTGCCGACGATGATCGCATCGTCGCTGGCAAAGCCCATATGGCCCTTGCGGCCCGCGATGCGCAGCGCCTTGCCTGATCGGCGGACATTGCCGTCCGCCGGCTTCAGCCAGACCTTGAGCGCATCATAGGACAGCAGCCGACGATCGCGGTCGGTCAGGCTGTAGGTCGGCCGCGCCGGCATGTTCGGCATGGCGAAGGGAACGCGGGTGATGGCGGATACGGCCATGATTTATGCCTCCTGTGTTGCGGCAAGGGTCTGGATGGTGGCGAAGATGTCGAGCGGTCGGCCGTCGATCAGGCTGTAGCGTCGCCAGTCGGCGCGCTTGAAGACGGTGCGCTGCCCGCCATCGAAGCCCTGGGTCAGCGCCGACGCCATGGCCTGGTTGCCATAACCCATGCGCGCGGTTTCGACCGCGCCGGCGGGGATCGCGGCCGACATGCTGCCGACGATCCGGGTCGGGTTGGTTTCGTCGATCAGCGCGGTGGACAGGGTGACGGTGGTGCCAGCGCTGTTGCTGTGCGACAGGCCGCCATTGCCGCTGGTCAGGCTGATCGTTTCCGCGTCGCGCGTGACGGGATGATTCATGGTGACGGTCATCTTCGACCCGCCCCATGTCGCCGACTGCATCATCAGCGCGGCGGTTTCGCCGCGGATCAGCCAGTCCGCCATCGCTTCACCCGACAGCGCCCCGCGCCATGTTTCTTCGGGCGCCTTGTAGTGGATGGTGTCGCCGTCGAAATCGGTGAAATAATGCGGCGGCAGGATATGGATGTCCGCATTGTTCCGCGCCAGCTCGACCTGCGCCAGGCCGGAATAGGCAGGTTCGGCATAGGGGCCACGCGCCTGGATCGTCTGATGATAGAAAAGCTGCGGCGCGGCGGCCTGGGCCGTGCGCGACGTGATGTCGCCCTTCATGATCGCCCATGCGGCCTCGACCTGGGCGCGATAATTGGCGTTGCTCCAGTCGGCCTCGCCCTGGTCGATCAGCAAATGCACTTCAAGCGCCACGCCCTTGGCGTTGGCGATCGCCTTGGCGGTGTCGATCGAGGCGAGCGCATTGTGCCAGGGTTGCATCCGGTTGGTGCCGTCATGGATCAGCTGCGCGAAGGAGCGCGATCCGAAACCGAAGCTGGCGGCCGCCAGATAGACCGACCCGTCATAGCCGTTGGGGCCGTTCAAATGGGTGGCGAGCGCGGTGACGAAGCTTTCGCGCGTCCATCCGCCCTTCACATCGGCCCCGTCCTGACCCAGACCTTCGCGCATGGGGACAAAGGAGGCGATGCGCGCCGCGTCGATCGGGATGGTGCTCGCTTCCACCCCGCCGACGATCGCGTCGCCGTCCAGAATGCCCTGGTGCGGGATGGTGCCCCCATTCCATGTGAGCAGGCGCGAGGCGAACGCGGCCTTGCGGATGGGCATGGCGGTGCGGATCGTCTGCGGCCCGGTGATGCCGGTCGGATTGTAGCCATAGGAACCGGCTGCGACGCTGTTGGACTGGCCGATGACGACGATGTAGACGATCTTCTGTGGCGCGGCCGTCGCCGGCTCGCTGACATGCCAATGCGCATGGCGCACCTTGTGCCGGTCGCGGATCGGGTCGGTATCGTTGCAGCTGATGCGCACGAAGCCGGGCTTGGTGCCATCTGGCCGTTGGATGACCTGAAAGCCCGTCACGCCATATTGGCTGAAGGTCAGCTGGCGCTTCATCCGGGTCGGCCCCTTGGGACTGTCGACCAGCGCCCACAGCTGAGGCACCTTGTTATGGTCGCCCTGGATCGACAGGCCGTCCAGCACCTGGGGATGCAGGCGGATGCGCTGCCCCGGCTCATAGCCGGCGAGCGGTTGGCCCGCTTCGTCCCATTCGGTGACGCGCAGGAAGTCGAAGTCGCTGGTCGGTGGTGCGCCCAGCATTTCGCCATAGTCCGCGACGATCCGGCGATCGAACAGATCGAAGGACAGCATCGGTTGCCCGCCCTGCGCACGCATGAGTGGAATGCGACCGTTGGCGACCAGGCCGGCGCCACCGTCCAGCTGCAGATTGTGCAGGCTGACCTTGCCGGTGACGGGGTCGAGATAGAAGAACGCGCCATTGGCATCTTCGGCCAGGATCAGCTTGCCATCCATCATGTGCGCCGGCGTGACGCGCGGCGTGGCATAATCACGTGCGGCGACCCGGCGGCGATCGATATTTTCTGTTTCAAGCGCGGCGCGCGCCTGGTTGGCGGCGGTATCGACCGCAACCGTCCAGAGCCCGTTGCCCAGCGAAGGGCGCACGACGCGCAGGATGCCGACGCCCGCCCCTGCGTTCGACCGGACATAGCCTGGCCGTTCGGGATCGATGGTGAAGGTGGTGTTGAGCTCCGGGCTTGCGCCGTCGCTGCGCAACAGGTCTGTCGTCGGCAACCAGCCGGCTGTCTTGACGCGGCCATAGGCATTGGGGCGGATGTCCTCCCAGGCAATGCCCGCAAAGGCGCTGGGCTGATCGGCGGCGGTCATCGGCCGCACGGACAGCGCGCCGCGCGTGTCATGCGCCAGCGCCATGCCCATGAGTATGGTGGAGCCGGACCGGTTTTGCAGCTGCTGTTCTTCGTCGGCAAAGAAGGGGCGATAGCGGCCTTCAACGTCATATTCCGCCGCCACGGCATGGCCATCCAGCGCCGCATTGATGACCTGCAGCACCTGCCAGTTGGTCCATCCGCGATAGTCCTGATCGAAGGTGATGACGATCGTCGTCTCGCTGGCCAGACCGCGATCGAGCGTGACGGTCATTTGCTTGGGCGTGGCCGTGCAATCGCCCAGGCGCTTGCCCAGCGCGGTGATGAGGATGTTGCGGTTGGGGCCGACACCGATCGTTTCCTGCACGCAGCCCCAGCTACGCGCGGAGCCGGACAAGCCGACGTCGCCGGCGGTCTCGATAAAGGGGCGCGTCGAAATCGCGTCGGCGGCCGTGCCGCTGACTTCCACCCGCGAGCCCACCGCCATGGTGCTGGAAACGATGCGAAGCGCGCGCGACCAGCTGTCAGAGCGGAAAGCCGCCGGCGTATTGCCGCTGCCGCGGAGATCCCATTCGCGCCGATCGGCGGGCTGATCCTCGATTGCGGTCGGATACCAGGGCGAAACCGTCATGCTGATTTCGCCCGACAGGCTAGAGCCTTCGAGCACATAGCGGTCCATCAGCCGTGACCCGACGCTTTCCAGGCGCAGCGCCCAATAGCCTTCCCATGTCGCGGCGAAGTCGCAATTGCGGGCGGTGATGATGGAGGGATGGTCAAAGTTGACCTGGTTGTGCGCGCTGAACCCGGCGCGCGGCCCCACCGCCCGCACATTGGTGAACAGATAATGGGAGCCCGAGCAGGTGCCGAGCGCGATGCCGTGCGGCGATCCCCAGGTGGTGGAGCCCCAATAGGCGTTGGCCGCGTCATTGCCGAAATGGGTGACGCTGACATTGGTCGCTTCCAGCCGGCTGTTCGGCTTGAAATTGACCGGATCGATATGCCAGCCATAGCGGCAGTTTGCCGCCCATATGCTTAGGTCGCCGACCTGTTGCGACGCATTGAAATCAAGCGGGCTGCGCGCGCGAATGAGCGTGGGGTGCGTGTCGGGTCCCTGTCGACCGTCGATGATCGTGCGGTCAATGCCGGCACCCTGCAGGATGACGTGATCGCCATCGGTGCCGCTGCCGATGAGGCCGAGCGAATGTTCGGCGAAAATACCGGCGGGCACCGTCACCGCCGCCATAGCGCCAGGGCTGGCAAGCGCGGTCGCCGCCTGCAGCGCCAGGGCAAGGGTGCCCAGGCTGGCGGCGCGCAGTAGCGCGCCCACGCGCCTGCCGGTGCCCGACAGGACGGCCGCCGCCTGCGCCACGGCCGACGATCGCGCAAGCTCCGCGCCCAGCATGTCAGTGGCGGCGGCTTCCTGAGTGATGTCCGACGCGTTGCGGTAGATCGCCATGGTGGCGTCCGTCAGGACGAAGCGTTCGGCCTGGTCCGCGATGGCTGGATCGTCGAAGACCAGATAGGGGCGCAGTTCGGCGACGACGAAATCATCGGGACAGATGAAGCTGAAGGAGATTTCCAGGCGGCCGACGCTGCCCTGGTCATCGACGAAATCGAACCGGTTGATGTCGAGCGTCGTCAGGTCGAGCCTGCCAACCTGCATATTGAGCACATGGCTGCGCGCCCAGTTTTCGGGCACGTCGAAGCCGAGCGATATCCGCTGCTGGTTGCCCTGCATCATGGCGCGCAGGCGGCCGTCCAGCGGCAAGGCCCATTGGAGGACGCTGCCTTCGCCGCTGGCCCCGGCGGGCATTTCCACGCCCACAATCTTGCCGGCGGCGTCCAGCACATAGCCCGCGCCATTCTTAAGGTAGTTTGGACCCTGGACGGGCTTGAGGGCATGCATGATGTCAACGGCGGGGGCCATCTGCGCCAGGCGCGCGCGCAACACCGCGTCGGCCGATGTTGTCGCGCCATCTGCATCGGGCACGTCGATGACTTCCCAAGCGGCCGATACGATCTCGAACGACATATCCTGCGCCACGGGCGCATGCGTGGACCCGACCTGCATGGTCGCGCCGATCCAGCGTTCGTCGCCCGCCACCACATAGGAGAAGTCGCGCGTCAGGATGCCATCCTGTTCCAGCACCGGACCAAGCGTTTCCCCCTCATTATCGTCGATCGCGCCATCCTTGCGCTCGACGCGAACGTAGTTCCCGCCCCAGCTGACGGCATCCTTGTATCCCGGCGTCACCTTGGCGCGGGTGCGCAGGCCGATGCGACCGTCCTTCAATGCAGCGGCAAGGCCATGGTCGAAGGGCAGCAGCAGAACGACATAGGTGGCGCTGCCCATCGCGCCGGCGGGTATGGTCCACCCGACGCGACGGCCGCCGCGAATGATGTAAGCGGTGCCGTCATCCGCCGGTTCGCCATAAAGCACGCGCGCGACATTCAGCAGGTTGCCCGACGTGGTGATGAGGCGCGGCACATAGGAACCGCTGACGGTGGAGGAAGGCACGCGCTTGGTGCCTTCGCCATCCTCGATGATCAGCAGTTCGGACCCGGTGAGATCGCCCTCGAACGGCGGCAGATCGGCAATTTTGGGCATGGTCAGTCCTGGGGCCAGAGGGGATGGGCAGCGGGATCGATGGCGGCGAGCGCGTCGCCGGCGGCGGCGGTGATTTCCGCCTCGATCGCGTTGGAGGCGGCGCGGATCGCGTCGATCGCGGCGAAACGGGCTTCGCCTTCCCGCGACGGGGCGCGCTGGTCGTTCAGCTGGCGCCAGATCGGGGCGATGGCGTCGATGCGGCGCGCGGCCTGGCGCTTGACGGCGCGAATGAGCGCGGCGCGACGGGTGGCGATGGTGACGGTCGGGCGGTCGGCGCGCGGCTTGCCCCGGTCATCGGCGACGATGGAAGCGCCTTCGCCCTGGGCGGCAAGCAATTCGCGATGACGCGCAGCCGTGATCGCCACCGCGTCTGCTGGCAAGTCGGCATGTATCGTGTCGTCGAAAAAGCCGGGGGTGGCGGCGGAGTAGAAGATCGCCATGTGTCAGATCCCGATCGCGAGGTAGGCCATGCCCGACGTGTTGTCGTCGGCCGAAAAGACCGCGAAGCCGCTGGACGTGATGCCGGACGTGATCAGCACCGGCGGATTGTCCTGGCTGTCCGCACCGCCCGCGACGCCGCCACAGGGCGTCACGGCGAAACAGGCGGACGGGAAGGCGATTGGGAAGAGCGTGTTGGTTGTGGTGTTGGGCGGCGCGCTGAAGCGCCCCCATTGCAGCAACAAGCCGCCGGTGCCGGGCAGATAGGCATAGCCATTCTGGGCCAGGCTGCGCGCCAGGCCGGATAGGGCCGCCGGCGTGATGGCCTTATCCGTTTCGATGCCTGCGGCGACGTCGGCCGCGCTGGCGGCCGTGACGGTCAGTTCGCGGCTTGCGCTCAGGTCGCCGCCACCCGACACCAGGCCCGCCCCGGTGATGGTGCGGGCGATCAGGGCGGCGAAGGCGTCGGCGAAATTATCGCTGTCCGGCGCGATCAGTTCGCCCAGCGCATCGAGCACCTGGCGCAATTTGGCGGGCGTGATGATCCGTTCGTCATCGGTGCCGGCGGCGGCTTCGGCGGCGGTCGCGATTTCCGCGACGCCCTTCACCGTTTCGGTCGCCGGGGGCATCAGGAATGTGTTGTCGCCAAAGACGATGTCGCCGGCGACGCCGTTGGAAAAAGCGATGTCCAGCGCCAGCAGGAAGAAGGCGATCGACACCTTGCGAAAAAGGGGCGTTGCCTGGCTGTAGACCGCGAACAGCGTGCCATCGGCCAGATAGAGACCAAGGCCGCGCAGCTCGTAGATGTCGGTGCTGACGTCCTGCGCCGTCATGTGGATGACGGTTTCGCTGACGACTGCGCCCGACACGGTATCGAGCCGCTTGATCTCGCCAGGCAGGGCCGTGATGGTCGGCGCCATGGTGAAGGCGTTGGCGGTGAGACCTACTTCCGCGATCTGAATGGGATCGGTGCCGCCGCCCTGGGCGTCGACCAGCGCATCAAGGCCAGCGGCGGTGATCATGAACAGGATGGGGTCCATGTCAGGCCTCCAGATAAGCGCCGGCGAGCGTCAGGATCGGTTCGCCGTCGCGGGTTTGCAGATAAGTGTTCCAGACAGGGTCCAGCGCGCTGTCCTGGTCGGCGTCGCTGTCGAGGCGGGTGAGGCCGCCGGCCTGCGCGGCCGAGATCAGCCAGGCGCGCGCTTGCGCCCGCACGCGAAAGACCGCCTGCATCTGGGCGCGCACGGGTTTGACCTGGGCGATGTCGCGCAGGATCCGCGCGACCAGATTTTCGTCATAGACGACGTCGCTTTCCGCCAGCAGCGGCAGTTCTAGGCGGAAATGATAGGGATCGAGCGTGTCGCGATCCCCGAACCATTCGACGATCCGGATCAGCGGATCGAAGCGATCGAGCACGACGCGCAGGGACGCGGGCGTGCCCTTGCGACGCTGGAACAGGATGGCGTCGGCGATGGCGGCGCGCTTTTGCGCTTCGGTCCAGGCCGAATCCCATAAGTCGATCGACAAGCCCCAGGCGAGCCAGGGGAGCAGCATCGCCGGGCAGGTCGCCGGGTTCCACAGCTGGTCGATGGCGACGGGCACGCCGTCGAGCGACGCCGCCGGCGCGAGCGACAGCGCCTTTTCCAGCGGCGTCGCATTGGGGGGAAGGAGATGCATCGGGCCGGGCATCAGGCGACCTCGATCGTGATGCTGGTCGGATGCGCGGCCTGGGTGCGGGCGATCGGGATATCGGCCGCCGGGCTGATCAGCTCGAGCGTTTCGACGCCCGCCACCTGCAGCGCGCCGGCATGGCCGCTATGGCTGACCAGGCGGCCGAGCTTGCGCCGGCTCGCGAGATAGGATGCCAGCGCGGCCTGCGCGGTCGACAGCACCAGCTGGGTGTCGGGGCCGTAGGCAATGTGCAGCCGGGCATGGATGGCATAGTCGACGATCTGCGCGCTCTGGACCGTCACATTGTCAGTGAGCGGGCGCACTTCGTCATGCGTCAGGACCGCCGTCACCGCCGCGATCTGTTCGGCCGACGCGGTGCCATCACCCGCCGCGCCCAGCAGGCTGACGATGACTTCGCCGGGATCGCCCATGATCGCGCTGGCGTCGGCGATCGTGCCGTCGGCGGTGAGCGCGTGGAAGACATAGGCGCTTTCGGGGCCGGCGACCGAATAGCTGTCGGGCGCGAGCTGGACGCGGCGCAGCAGGGCCGTGTCGTCTTCCACAATTGCTGCCGCGCCGGTTTCGGGATCCGCCGGCGTGACGGTCAGGCGCGACACGCCGAAGAAGGCGGCAAGGTTGTCGAGATCCGCGCCGGTGGCAAAGGGCAGCAGCATCGACACGGCGCGCTCGTTGAAATTCTGGCGCAGCAGCAGTTCGCGATAGGCGAAGACTTCGATCAGCTTCATCGCCGGGTCGCTTTCGACCAGGGCGTCATAATCAGCGAAGCGGGTCTGGAAATCGGCGATCATCGCCGCCTTGATCGCGTCGAAGCTCAATGTCTCGATGACCTGCGGCGCGGGCAGGCGGGACAGGTCGACGGCGACGGAGGCGGGAGGAAGGGAGGCCATGTCCGTCGCATCGCGCGGATTTTCGCGCGCGCGAAGCGAGGGGCGGGGTAGAAGGGGGTGTTACCTTAAAGGATTTGGTGCTGCCTGATATGCGGAGGCCGCCAACTTATCTTGGCTGCGTTTGGCTCCGGCGGCTTCTAGCCCCGGATTGCTATGTCCTTTATCGCTCGGATGAGGCTTTCACCTAGGGGATGTGGATCACGAATGCGGGTGCTGAGCTTACTTAGAAGCACCTCCAGCCGCGATTGAGCTGCATGCACATTTTGAATAGCCATGGTTGCAGCGTCATTTTCGCAAGCGAGATTCCGTGCTTCCGTTAATGTTTCTGCGATGTTACGGCCTTGAGGCGGTCGGCATACACGTGCACCATATCAGTTCGCCCACGCTCGAAAGAGAATTCGACACCTAAGCCGTGACGATTTTGATCAACTGCATCGGTTAGTGCAGCAATTTTCTCACGTGGCATTAAAGGCAGTTTACCAACCGAAATCTGATGATAGCTCCTTCCACTGGAAGACTTATCGTTCCCCTCCAAATGGGCATTCAGCACCGCCCTGAGTGTCGGTGCATAAGTTTCTTTGACCCAATTTCTGTAGATGCTACCGGCGCGAAGCACCTCAGTTTCAGTATTTTCGCATTCCCGCCTTATCAACTCTGGCAGCAAGTTGGCCTTTCCACTTTCTAACATCCTGCGAAAGGGCGGCGTTGACCGGTCGCCAGACCGAGGAAAATCAGACCAGGTCTTCGGATCATGCGCTTCTATAGCATCCCGCAATAAGCCAAAATGCTCATATAGGCTCCGATAGATTTCGCGCAGATCGACCCGGTCGCCTTGATCCTTTGCTAAACGCACGCTGACGACGAAAGTAACGAAGCCAAACACCGCGCTGGTGATTGTGCTGATAATGACGGTTAATGTGATAGTTTCCGGCAGCGTCCACATTTTTGGCGTTATCGGCATTCCATTCGAAAATGTCCACGGTGACCTACGATGGGTTAAAAAGCGCGGCTATCTCTAGTCTATCATTACAATTTTTTCAGATCGCCTGTCGTTACCATAAAATGGATGAATTAGGTTACATCTGCGCCAGGATTTATAAGATCGGCAGCGGCCTCCACAATTAAGGCACGATCGTCGGCCGATAGGCCCAGCAAACGCCGCTCCGGGTATTTCGCGCGGATGACGCGGCCGTCGCGCAGGCGGCCGACCCGGTCGGTTTCGCCGAAATGATGCACCGCCGCCACCTTGTCGATCGCTGCAGAGGCGGGCGCTATTTCGACGCCGTCAGCGTCGGCTGAGATGGACCAGGCCTTGGCGAGCCGCAGCCGTCGAAACATGCGCGCGCCAGCCTTTTGCCGCACGCGCCCACGCTCATTCGCCGACGCCTTGCGCTTTTCCATCGCGCCGCCGTCTGGTTCGACATTGGCGGAAATACGCATGAGGTTCGCGCGGCGGATGGCCTGTCCCAGCTTTAAAGCGGCGGCGCGGCGGCGTGCGGGGGCCAGCCCAGCCTGGATGCGACCGAGCCATTGCTCCAGTTCGGCAAGATCGTCCGCCATCAGCCGGGATAGTCGATATCGACGCCGGCGAAGGGCGGGGCCGGTGCGATCCCGTCGATTGGCTGGTCATCTGTGAACAGCGGATCCGGCTCGGCCAGGTAGGCCAGTGCAAAGCCGCCACCGTCCTTGGGCGCGACGGTGACATTCTGGGTCAGCTGCAGCTGGAGCAGGACGTCGGCGCTGCCATTGTCGAGAATGTCAGCGTCAAAGCTGAAGCCTTCCCGGCCCGGCGATAGCAGATCGGGTTGATTGACGCGGAGCCAGCGAAATATGGCATGCGCGAGCACTGCGATCTCGCTGGTCATTTCGACGATCAGCACATTGGCCTGGAAGGTGAAGCCGAAGGCATCGCTTGTCGTGCCCTGGCATCGTCCTGCCCCGCGTTCGATCCATATGCGCAGGTGTTCGGGGCTGCGCGCCATTTCGGGAAGGGCGGTGGCGATAGCCTTGCGCAGGGAATCGAGCTTCAGCATGTCAGTCCCACAGGTTGACGGTTTCGCGCATGGCCGGGGCCAGCTGGGCGGGTTCGGGCAGGACGACGATCGTTCCCGCCGGCAGGTTCGGCCCGAGCGCCGACAAGCCAGGGTTGAGCTGAAGCACCTGTTCCGTCACGTCCTTCGTGCGGCCGAGCTTTCGCCAGCAGATGGCATCGACGGTTTCGCCGTCCAGGGCGGTGGCCTTCATCAGATGAGCGCCACACGGGTGCGCGGGACCGGTTCGGCAACGCCGATGCTCAAAAGGTCAGCGACCGCAGCCAGGCCACGCCGGCGCAGTTCGTCGCTGGTCAGATCCTTTTCAGCGGCGCGGTCCAGGCCCTGGTCGGTCGCGGTGACGTCGCGGTAGTCGGCTGCCAGATCGGCGCCGGCAAAATAGCGGACGACGCGTTCCCAAAGAAGCACCGCGAGATTGCGACCGTTCAATTCCAAGGGAGTGACGTCGGTCAGGCTCAAAGCGCCGGCCAGCGCGTGGGCGGTGCGCCAATCGGCCAGTTCGCGAAAGGCGTGCAGCATGCCCCCTTCCACGGCTTCGGTCAGGCGGGCCGTGGTGACAGCGCCTTCGCCCAGGCGCAGGCGGTCCCGCACGTCGGCCAGGCGTATGGGAGGAAACCAGCCATCGGCCGCGACAAATGCCTGGTCCGGTTCCGGCGCCGGCACGGGGGACGATATCAGGCCTGTCATCTGCGCTTCCTGTCATTTTCGGGGGGTGGGGATGGTCAGGCCGTCGGATCCGTGCAGGGTCGCCGACCAGTCCATCCGCCCCCCGAGCGCCGTGGGGCGTCCTGTTATTCGTCCGACGCGGGTTGCGCGTCGGCCTGCAATTTCTTTTGTGCGCGCTCGACGCGGTCGATGTCCTTCTTGACGCCGATATCCTTGTAGAGCTCGAGCGCCCGTTTGAGGTGCGTCAGGGCCTCTTCCACGAAAGCGGCTTTGCCGCCCGCCGGGGCGTTGTCGGCGGTGGGGTCGAAGGCGTCGGCGCGGCGCTCATAGGCGCGGCCGATCGCCTTGTGCAGCTTGGCGCGCGCCGGGTCGGGCATGTCCGCATCCTGGGTCAGGGCCAGCGTCTGCATCAGCTGTTCAAGGGTGACGGCTTCGTGACTGTCGAGCGCGATGGTGCCGATCTCTTCTGCGACGAAACAGGCCGCCGTGCGGTTGTAGCGTTCGGGCAGGACCAGGCCGAACTTGAGCACATGTTCGGCGATGCGCAGAGCATAGTCGAAATTGCGATAGTCGATCGCCCAGATCATGTTGGTGACAAGGATTTCGTCCTGCGCGGCATGTCCCTGTTCACCAGCGGCCAGCACGCCCGCAATCCAGTCGGAAAATTGGGCGGCCATGTCGGCCTTCATGGGGTTTCGCGCTTCGATCGACTGGACGTCGGCCAGCTTGCGCAGATCATCATGCAACAGCACGCGCAGCGCCGCATATTCGCGCCCCGCCTCCGTATCGGCCCTGGGCTCATCCGGGGCGGTGGTCATCGACTTGGCCAGCGCATTGCCTGCGCCGCTCTGGATAGCGCGGACCATCTGCTGGCGGCGGCGAAAGGGGCTAAGCATGATATTCTCCTGCAGATGATGGCCGCGCTATCCGGCGCGCGGCCGACCGGGTCGGTTGAATGGAGCATCCGCTCCCCTCCCGGCCATCATGTGGGCTCTTGCGCGATCCGCCCCGGATGGCAGCATCGCGCCGTCAAAGCCCCTGGGTATTAGGGACGGTCGCCGAAGGTGATGTTTTCGGCCATGACCATGAAATCGGTGTCCTCGATCACATAGCCTTCGTTGACCGAGTTATAGTCGACCAGGCTCGCCTTGTTTTCCGGTTCGTCGCGGATGTAGCGACGGCGCGATCCTTCCTGATAATAGATCGACAGGTTGGAACTGCCGCTGCCATTGGGCTGGGCCAGTGGCGTCACGACCATCGTTCCTTCGGGGAACTTTGGCACGATTGCCGCCGGTCGGCCGCCGATCTGCTTGGACGACATGACGATGTCGCGGGTGACGACGTCGCTGATCGCACGGCCGCCGTCGATCGTGTCGGCCAGCGGTCGATTGATCATCGGGAAATATTTTTCGTCGACCAGATCCTGGCTGACCAGGACGACATGTTCGGTCGAGCTGCGCGCCCAGCTGGGCATGCCCGAGATCAGATCATAGGCGAGCGCGTCGATATTCTTGTAATCGCCCGCCGCCATGTCGGCATTGTTACCGATATAGATCGGTTCGGCCGCGCCTGTCGCCGTCGTGACGTCGCCATTGGTGACGGTCGCTCGCCCCATGACATGGTCTGCCTTTTCCAGGCGCAGTTTCTGAAGCCAGCCGATATTGACGTCTTCGCCGTTGGGATTGGCGACGGGATTGGTGCTGGCGGCGGCGGTGATGCCATGCCAGCCCACGGCAATCCGACTAAGCGCGACGGAAATCGCCACATGGCGGGAATAGCGCTGGGCGAAATCAGGGAATTTCGACCAGGCGTCGATGATCTGCCAAGGCAGCTTGGTGTCGAATTCCGTGTCCCAAAGCCGATATTCGCGGTCATCCATCTGGCCGATATATTTCGGCTTGCGGGGCAGATCGGCTTCGGCGGTGCGCGATGCGATCATGTCTTCGGTGCCCAGGCCGATGACCTGGCCGATCATGTCGCGCACGCCAATGACGTTGATCCGCTGAAGGAAGGCGACCTGTTCGCGCTGCAGATCCTCGAGCCGCTGTTCGGCGGTCGGATCCAGCGCGAAGCTGCTGTGCACGCCGCGCGATGGGGCGTTGATCTGGGTGATGGCCGCATAAAGGGTGTCGAGCGCCCGACGGCCGCGATCAGAAAGAAGATATTTCGCCATGAGGTAAATCCTTGGAGGTGGTGGCGGTGAAGGTGCGGTTGGCGGGGGCTTGGGTTAGAAGACGTCCTTGAGGGCGCCGGCATTGCCGTCCGACAGGGGGCGGCGGTTGTAATGGCGGTCGGGGGTTTCTTCGTGCTTGTCGCTCAGCTGCTTGAACTGGAGCGCCAAGCCGTCGACTTCGGTGCGAAACTCAGTGCGGATTGCGCCAAGTTCGGTGGTGATGGTCTGGCCGAGATTTTCGAACAGCGGGCGCAGGGCCGAAAAGGTAAACGCGTCGACGGGCTCGCCCTGGCCATCGGGCTTTGCCGGCGGCGTTTCTTCCTTGGTCGCGAATTTTGCAGCGAAGCCGTCCAGCAGGCCCTTGAGGCCGGTCAGGAAGGTCGCGCCGTCATCCGTCTTGTCTTCCGCAAATTCCAGCAAAGCCGCGTCGTCGCGCGACAGGCGGATGGTGCCGGGCAGGTGGCGGTTGAACTGCAGCCGCTGGGTGGCGATCGATGCCGGGCTGTCGGTCAGGGCGCAGCCCATGAGGTAGGCGAAGCCCTTGCCGGCGAAATTGTCCTCGATCTCGATCGAGGGATAGACTTTCTGCCCCGCGTCATTGAGCGCCTTAGCGTCGTCCGTCACGTCGAAGACGCCGAACAGGCCCAGGCGCTTTTCGGTCTTGCCATTGAAATTGACGTCCACTTCGGCCGTGGTGAGCTCAAGCACGTCGCCATAGGAGCGGAATGGCTTGTCGCCGGAAATGCCGCGGATATGCTCGATATTAAGCCGCGCGCCATAGGTTTTGGGGTCGTAGCTGGAGGCCATTTCCTTCAGCAGCTTTTCGTCGATCGTGCGCCCGTCGACGGTCGAACCGGCGGTGGCAAGGAGAAACGGCTTGGTCTTCATGGGTCGGCTCCGTGTCGGCGGGGGCAGTTTTTGCGATGGCGTGATGAACGGAGAGCCGATCCGGGGCGCTACTGGCAACGCGCGGGCGCGGTAGCAGTCGATGCTACCCCCTGACCCCTTCGACAGACGGGCCGGGACCGGGTGCATGGCATGGCCATGCCCAATGCCCATGCCATCGACAGCGACGACAGTCCGGCGATCAGCCGACAGGTGGCACACGCCCAGCGCCGTGAGGCCCGGTCGCTCTATTGGCGCGGTTGGCGGATCCGCGACATTGCGGCGGACATGGGCCTGGCCGAGGGCACTATTTCCAGCTGGAAGAACCGCGACAGATGGAATGAGGATCCGCCGGTCGCGATTATCGAGGACCGGATAGAGGCGAAAATCGCCACCTATCTCGACAAGCCGGATTTCAACGAAGGCGACATGAAGCGCATCGATTTCCTGATGCGCCAGATGGAGCGCGCGGCGCGGATCAAGAAATTCGACCAGACCGGGAAGGAGGGCGACCTCAACGGCAAGATCGCCGCCCGCAATGACGACAAGGCCAAGGCGAAGCGTGCGGACAAGCGCCGCAACTTCCTGACGCTGGACCAGTGGCAGGCGCTGCTGGACGACTTCCACGACAGGAATTTCGATTATCAGGAATTGTGGTGGGAGCACCGCGACGATCGGACGCGCAAGCTGCGCAAGAGCCGCCAGGTCGGCGCGACCTGGTATTTTGCGCGAGAGGCGTTGGCGAAGGTTGCCGAAGCGATCCTGGCGGCCGCCGGCAAGGCCAGGCTGGGCGAGGAAGAGCGGCCGCGCAACCAAATCTTCCTGTCCGCATCGGAGCGCCAGGCGCTCAAATTCCGGCGCGAGATCGTGGGCTGGGTGCGCCGCGTCACCGGCGTCGAGCTCAAGGGCAAGATCATCATGCTCGACTTTGTCGGGCAATATCCTGACGACGATGCCGGCGAGGCGACAGGCCCTTCGCTCGACCCGGTCGGTTTCTATTTCCTGTCGACCAACAGCGCCACCGCCCAGGGCGAAAGCGGCGATTTCTATTTCGACGAATATGCCTGGGTTCACGGGTTCGCCCAGCTCAACAAGGTCGCCAGCGCGATGGCGACGCACAAAATTTACAAGAAGACCTATTTTTCGACGCCATCGACCAAAACGCATGAAAGCCATGCCTTCTGGTCAGGGGAGGCGTGGAACAAGGGCCGGGCAAAGGGGCAGCAGCAGCCGTTTGACGTCAGCCTGAAAAATCTGCGCCATGGTGCCTACATGCCGGACGGATCGTGGCAGCAGCTGCTGACCATCCATGACGCGGTGGCGGGCGGGCTGGGCAAGCTGGTCGACGTGGACGAGCTGCGCCGCGAACATGGCGAAGAAGAATTCCGCAACCTGTTCGAGTGCGAGGATGTCGACGACAGCGAAAGCAGCTTCCCCTATGCGCGCATCGCGCCGGCACGGGTAGACAGCTTCCTGAAATGGCGTGACTTCAAACCGGCGTTGATCGACATTCCGGGGGCGCGGCCGTTTGGCGACAGGCCAGTCTGGATTGGCTATGACCCCAACAAACAGGGTCGCGACGATGCTGCGCTGATCGTGGTTGCGCCGCCCGAAGACGAGGGCCGGGGCAAGCACCGGGTGCTCGAGAAATATCGGCTCAACGGGCTCAATTTTCAGGGCCAGGCCGATTTCATCCGACAGGTCAGCAAGCGCTATAACGTCACCGATATCGCGATCGACACCACCGGTCATGGGCAGGCGGTTTTCGAGCTGGTCGCCAACTGGTTTCCGCTGGTCCGCAAAATCGAATATTCGGTCGCGAGCAAGACCGCCCTGGTCATCAAGGCGCAAAGCATCTTTCGCGAAGGCCGCATAGAGTTCGATGCCGGGTGGACCGACCTGATGCAGGCGCTGATGGCGATCCGCCCGACCCTGACGGGTAGCCAGAAGGGCGTTACCTACACCGCGAAACGCAATGGCGAGATCGGCCATGCGGACCTTGCCTGGGCTTTGCTCAACGCCCTTTCCAACGAGCCGCTGGACGCGGGCAGCGCCAGTGAAGGCCAGGGCGGCCGCGTGATATTTTTCGAATGACAGGAGCCGATATGACCCAGACCAGCGAGATCGAGCAGGTGGAGGCCGACGCGGTGCGCCACCCTGCCACCGTATTTTCGTTCGGCGACCCTGAAAGCGTGCTCGATCGGCGCGAAATCGCCCAATATTTCGAGATCTGGCACAATGGCCGCTGGTATGAGCCGCCACTTCCGATGGGCAGGCTTGCCCAGACGTTCAACATGGCCCCCTATCATCGCAGCGCGGTGGCGCTGAAGGTCAACCTTCTGGTCGCCCAGCAGGTTGTCAGCCGGTGGATGAGCGCCGACGTGTTCGAGCGTTGGGCGCTGGACTTTGTCCAGATGGGCAATGGTTATCTGGAATGGATCCCGAACATGTCGGGCCGCCTTGCGCGGGTGGAGCATAGCCCGGCGATGCACACCAGGGCGGGCGTCGATCCCGACGTCTATTGGTTCGTCAACGGGCCGATGGGCAATATCCATGAATATGAGCGGGGCAGGATATTCCACCTGCAGCAGCCCGACGTGGCGCAGGAAATCTATGGCATGCCCGAATGGCTGTCCGCGTTGCAATCGGGGCTGTTGAGCGAAAATGCCACGCTGTTCCGGCGCCGCTATTATTTGAACGGGGCGCATGCTGGCTTCCTGCTGTATCTGAGCGAGCCGCTGGCCGACATGAAGACGGCCGACGCTATCCAGGAGAAATTGAGCCAGGCCAAGGGCGTCGGCAATTTCAAAAACCTGTTCGTGCATATCCCCAAGGGGAAGAAGGACGGAATCCAGATCATGCCGATCGCCGACGTGACGGCGAAGGATGAGTTTTCGAGCGTCAAGGATATCAGCCGCGATGACCTGTTGGCGGCGCACCGCACGCCGCCGCAGCTGATCGGTGTCATTCCGCGCAACAATGGCGGCTTTGGGAAGGTGAGCGAAACGCGCGACGCCTATTATGAAGGCGAGATCGTGCCGATCGCGCGCCGGATGCTGCGCGCGAATGCCTGGTTCGGCATGCAGGTGCTGTCCTTTGCTGACTATGTGTGCAGCGACGGGTCGATCATCCGGCAGCAGGGCGACGGGTTCGTCAAGGTGCCGGCGGGCGCGCGGTGA